GAGATCAACAAATACTGTGAACGGAGAATCAAATGAGCAGCGTACACGCAGTAACAGAAGACATTGTTTTCACAGTAAAGATGGCATCGTTCTACCCAATCAAGACCGATGTATTGGTGAAAGAGTTTGGCGAGTGGCTTGCACAGAAGGGCAAAGAGCAGAACTTCATTGTGTGGTGCGTAGCCATCGAGGGCGCAAGCAAGGAGAACGAGGCGGCTATCGAATTAACTCGACAGTCAAAAGCGAGCCAACCAAAATCAGGCAAAAAGCAAAAGCCCCAACCTTCAGTGAATGTCAATGAACTATCGCGCATCGTTCGGATGCCGGAGCTGTCGGCTCGGCTGGGCCTAAGTGTCAGTTCTATATACGTGCTGATTGCAAAAGGCACTTTGCCCAAGCCCAAACCCATCCTCTCTGGGGGCAGAGCTGTTGGCTGGGACTCGGAGGTTATTGAGGCTTGGCTCTCTGCTAAAAATGACGCAAGCAAGGAGAACGGAGTATGAAACACATCATCACCGCGCTGGCCCTTGTTGCCAGCACAACCGCATCGGCGCAGTTCTACTCGGGCAACGAGTTGCTCCAGCGCATGGACTCTGGGGATGCAAGTCAAAACATGCTGGCCATGGGCTATGTGGCTGGCGTGGTTGACATGACTCGCGGCGAGTATCACTGCGCCCCCGCAACCGTGACGCTCGGTCAAGTGCGGGACATGGTGCGCAACTACATCTACAACACCCCGGCCAATCGGCACATGAACGGCTCAGTGCTGGTGACGCTGCCCTTGATGAGCGTCTGGCCTTGCCCAACAAAGAAAGGCGGCAACCTATGAGCTTTACAACCTTTGAACAAGCTGACCGTGAAGCCAAAAAGCGTGAGGCTAAACGCAATCCCTTTGCGTCAGAAATGTCCATGCGCGACTACTTCGCGGCCAAGGCGATGCAGTCAATGAACGGCAGACAAGACTACTTGGATGCGCCAGCAAGCGCCATTGCACTGGATGCTTACGCTTTGGCCGACGCCATGCTGAAAGCGAGGGAAGCATGACCTCAAGAGAACAATTCGAGCAGGAGCATTTCGGCATCAGCCCCGCCAAGGTGGGCCGCAGGTATCACGCCGCTATGGCATGGGGGCCGTCAGCATGGCGCAAGTCTATGAAATATTGGGCCGCGCTGTGGCTGGGCATCGTGCTCGGTGCCATCGGTGCTGGTGTGCTGGCTGTTGTAGTGGGGGTGGTGCGATGAACGAAGCACTGCAAATACTTCTGCTGCTGGCCTTTGGCGCGGCGTTTGGCCTCATCGTCGGCTTCGCGCTGGCCATGTTGTGGGTGAAGAAGAAATGAAATCACGATACGTATCAGACGGCACAGAGGACCTCGTCGAGCGCTTCGAGGACACGGCGCATATAACCAATGGCATTGGGTATATGTACCCCGGAGAATTACGATGCATCGTAGAGAACACGGGCAACGGGTACATCGCACGGTTCTTTACTGCCAGCGCCACCCAGCAGGACTACTACGTCTGCCTCGACCACGCCCAAGCGCGCGACTTGGTGCTGGGCCTATCCATGTTCAAAGAAGAGTTGGGGTTCAAAGATGACTGACGACGACGATACACAAGAGTACGCACACCAGCGCCAGTGGGTGGGGCTGACGGATGAGGAAATGGTTGCCGCCATCTACGAACTCGAAGGGTTTGCATTTGGCTTGGACAATGGCAACGTGTCGGAGAGGGCTGTGCTTAGGTATGCACGGCTGGTTGAGGCCAAACTCAAGGAGAAGAACACATGATCGTCCGTAAGGTTCGCGGTGAGGACAGGGTTGGAAAAATCATCATGTTAAGAATCGAGTACGACCTATGCAAAAAACTTGGTTTACCGGTAGAGGCTTTCATCAAAGAGCATTTACTCATGATCGCTAAGAAACGCAGATGGAAATGGTATTTAAACAAGGAGAAGAACCATGGATGACTGGGACCAACTGCAAACCATCTGTCTGTACGTTATCTACATGACCATCATCGTGGGCTTCGGCCTGTTAATCGCTTTTTGGATCATGGCATGAGAGTCAAGTACGTCAGCAAGAACACAGCCCTCAACCCTGTGGCCCGTGCGATGGCGCAGAAGAAGCTGGCCGATGACCTGACCACCCGTAAGATCAAGCTCTACATGATGGAAGACGGTGAGCCATGCGCTGACCTGCTGGAGAACTTGGCCTTGATGCTGGCGACCATCGGTGTAGCATCCGAGATGGACCCTGACATCGGCGGTGAGGATGTGGGTGTGCGCATACTGCGGGGTGGGATGTCTGCATGCCAAGCCCTGATCAAGACAGACAAGTGGGACTCCGCTCAAGCGGTGCCCATCGAACGAGCACTGGACGAGGCGCAGGTGCTAAACCGGCGGGTACACCCCGTTTACATCGCTCGGGCAAACTCCATACGAACTGAGATTCACAACGAGGTACAAAAATGAATATCGACGAACGAGTCTGGCCATTGCCCAACGCATTCAACATCCGAGAGGGTAGTCCGTTTGGCAAGAGCGACAAGATGATCAAAGACCAAGAGCAATCCCTCAAGGCATCCAAGGCGGGTCAGGCCCACCGAGCCAAGACCAAAGACACACGATTTAAACCCAAGGCAAAATAATGCTACGCATTTTCTTCGCCGACTTCATCCGTCTACTCCAGCCCCCGACCGCCATCAAGCTGGCCGAGGAGGAGTTGGATCAGGCCCAGCGTGAACTGCTCAAAGCGCACAGCGCCCAAGAGTACGCACACCACATGGCCAACTACCACCATGAGCGCATCGAGCGTTTAAACAATTTCATCAACCAGCAGAAACAACCATGTCAATCGAATCCATCGAACTCTGGCACAAACGTGCGCGACCCAATCCCACTGAACAAGGCTTCAATGTCCAACTCGGATGCCACCTCGAAGAAGTCGTGGAGATGATCGAAGCCCTGCGCTTTTCTCACAAGAACGGCACAGGTGTGGAGATGCCCGGTAAGAACTCCATGATCTACCAACAGCTGAAGGACTTCTCGGACGGCCTGAAGAGCGGACGCATCACCGCAAGCATTGCCAACTGCCGCGACATGGTTGACTCCTTGGCAGACCAAGTTGTGACTGCGGTGGGTGTGGGGCACTGTGCAAACATGGACATCTCCAGAGCCATCAACATCGTGAACACCTCCAACTGGAGCAAGTTCTCACCCGAGGGCCAGCCGTACTTTGATCAGGACGGCAAAGTTTTGAAAGGCCCCAACTACGTGCCACCCGCACTTGGAGACTGTGTATGAAATACGAAGAGTTTGTTGAGTTTGTAAAAAACGAATGCCTTTACGAAGCTGTTTACAAGGACAGCGAAGGACGTTCCATCCTTGTCATAAATATGCTTGATGCGTTCACCATGCTGAACAAAGCCACAGGAAGACTGAAGCCACATGGATGGCATGGCTTGGTTGAAAAAGACTTCTCCGCAATAAACCAATCGTGCTTAACAAAAATGCAAGCTGCCACCAGCGCAGAAAGCATCCTCAAGGAAAAGAACTCATGAACGACCGTGAACTTGACCTGCTTGTCGCAGACCTTCAATATGAAAACCGTCAACTCAGAAATCAACGTGACGCCGCAGTCGAGGAAGCAATCCACCTGCGCCACACCCTCGAGCACATCTACGCCAAATGTATTTTGGCCATTCAAACGGGTGGACCCTCGACTCCTCGAGGCGATCCACAAGCGCACGGTGACAAAGCATCGTATTGATCAACTTGGAGAAGCACTTTTATGAAGACCAACGAGAAGAACAAAGAAGAGGCCAACAGCATATACGCAAGGCTCAGCAAAGAAGACATCCTCTTCACCGAGTCTGTCGTCTTGGTCTTGATGAAGACCATGCTCAGCCGCAAAAGCGCAATCATCATGTTTCCCCAAGATGATGATGAGGTCATGATCAGCACGTACAACTTGGACAAAGATGATCTGTACGGCGTTCTGTCCGGCGTGGTCTCATCCATGATGAAGGACATGGGATCAATGCCATCCTCGGACATGCTGCAGTGAACACCATGTACCGAAACCAAAAACTCCTTGAGATCGTCAGGGACTGCCCGTGCCAATGCTGCGGCACAAGCGATGGGACTGTCGTTGCTGCCCACTCTAATCAACTGCGGGACGGCAAGGGCAGAGGGCTCAAGGCCCATGACTACCGGATAGCTGCGCTGTGCTACCGGTGTCACATGGAGCTGGACCAAGGCTCGAAGATGTCCAAAGAGGAGCGTGTAAACATGTGGGAGACAGCCCACCGGTCAACGGTAGGCTGGCTCTTTGAGAACGACCTCATTGCGCTGAAGCGATAGCCTGCTTGATCCGTTGAATCTGTCCGGTGATCGCGCTCTCCGCCCGTCCAATCTCAACCAAAGCATCACGCTTCTCATCCCCACTCATCGTGGATATGCGGATCGCGTTACGGGCATCCCTCAACTCCTTCATCGTCTTCTCGGTGTCGCGGATGTAGTCCTTGAAGGCCAAGGTTCCTTGGTTCTTCTTCAGGTAATCAACAAACTCCTCCGACTCCTGCTGCTTCTCCAAGAAGTTCATTGTCCGCACCACACCGTCCACTGAGTCCTTCAGCTTGTAGTATTCGGTGACGTTGCCACGGGCCTCTGGGTCAAGAGCAAAACGCTTGATCACTGGAAGCTGCTCAAAGCGCTTGGTGGCTTTGGGTGTGTCGCTGAACTGATTGGTCACCATGTCGATGGTGTCGATTGCGTACATGCCCATGGTTCCGGTGTAGCCCTTGATGACGTGGTCCACCTTGATGGGGGACAGGCCCAGCGCACCAGCAATACCCTTGGCAACAGACGATGTGCCCGGTCCAACTTGGAACTGCGGATCAACATCCTTCATGCCCTCACTCAGGATTGGACGCCATGTAAACGTGTTGAAGTCGAACGCAGCCTCGAAAACCGGCTTGACCGTCTGCGGGATTGGGTTGAATGCAAACGTTGAAACAGCGCTACGGGCCAGCGAGTCTCGCAGGTCTTGACCGGTATCGTCACCGAACGTGTACGCAGCAATCCGCTCTGGAATTGTTTTAAACAGCACACCAACCTCGAACGGGATTGGGATTCGCATACCCAAAGATGGGATGAGCCAGTTGTTGTCCCGAGTCTCCTGCTCCTGCTTCTTGTACTCCTCGTCATCGGAGACCATGAACCAGTAGGCAACAGACAGGCCCATCATGGTCATGCCACGAGCCCAGAACTTGTTCCTGATGGCTGCGGCATCGCTGGTGTTCATGTTGCCAGTGGAGGCGCGGTAGAACAGATCAAGACCCTGCAGACGAGCGTTGAAGAACGGCACAGCTGCGGTCAGGATTCGGATCAAGGAAGAGCCGCCCTTGCGGTGGAAGTTCATGACCTCCAGTGCGCGGAACAGAGCCTCTGCTTCGTTGCCCGTCTCTGCGAGGACGCGATCGTAAATCACAGCTCGGGTGGCTGCATCAGACGCGGTTGTGCCTGCTTCCAATCCATCCCACACCGATTTAAACGGGCGAAGGAAGATGGAGTCTCTACGCTTGCCAGCCTTCTTGGCCAAGTCCTCCTCCAGACGGATGCCGGAAGACTCAATGTCGCCAGCGTCATAGCCGCTGATGATGCCAGCGTCGAGCAGCGCTCGGGTGGCTGGGGATTTATCGGCCAGAGCCTTGCCGAAGCTGATGACCGTATCTACTACGGGGGTCATTTTCTGGCCCGAAGTCACGTAGGCTGAAAGCGAGTCACGCAACAAGTTGGCCATCATGAAGCCGGGGTCCTTGGTCACCAAGTTGCGCAGCAGGTCGGCAGGCGCAGACACGAAGCTCAGGTACGGGATGTCCGAAAGGTTCAAGCTCTTGACCGCATACAACAGCAGCTCGTCGGGAGTTTGGTATGAAACCAGTTCTCCATTCTCCAGCACGTTGATGACGTCGGGCGCGTTGCTCACTTTGTTTAAACGAGTTGCACCCATGCCCGGAGCTTTGACCTGCTGAACCACGTTGATGGCTCGCTGGCCGGCGTAGTTCTTCGCACCAGCCTGAATGGCTGCGGCGGTGTTGCGCACCATGGTCTCGAGGAAGTCTGCAAGAGGGGCATCGCCACCCTTGAGCTTCTTTGGTGGTCTGACACCAGAGATCGACTGGAAGAGGTTTGGACCCACGGTGGTCTCACCATCCATCTGGCGATAGAAGGGGACGTAGTCGGCGTACTTGGTGTACTCAGCCGCACGGCCCTTGGAGAGGACGCCCGTGTCAACCATGTACTTGACCAAGCCGTTGTTGAACTTGATCAGGTCTTTCTGAACGCTGACAAACTCTGGGTGCTTCTGCTCAAGCATCTTGGCGAACGCCACATCCGCTGCAGTGATGCCGACATTCTTGCCTTGAGCGTTTAAACGTACACCACGCTTGACCATGGCCCAGTACTGGTACCGGCGATAGATTACCGGGTCACCGTAAGCAGCAAGAGGGGCGAGCGATGCAACCAAGCCTTTGACGCTTGAGTCGATGGTCGTGATGCCGTTGCGCAGGACGGGGATGCCGCCGGTACGGTTGCCCGTGCCCATGGCAGATGCAACCACACCAGATGCCAGATCAGACATCAGTGCAGCAGACTCTGCGCTCTGGTCAGCGAGAAGGGCTGCTCCACCCATCTTCTCCGCAAGCTTTTTGTCGTAAACGGAGAGCTGGTTGTACCTGTTGAGCGCTTCAGCGCGGAAGTGGGCCACACTCTTTGGAGAGATGGCCTCGACGATCCGGCGAGCAAAGCCCTTCTCTTGACGGACGGTGGTCGTTTCTTCGATGCGGACCTGTGCCGCAGCTGGGATGCTTGGCAAGCTATACTTCTCCAGCTTTCCATCTTTGCCAACCAGCTTGATGCCGTTGTTCGCAGTTAAAGCAACCCCTAAGCTATCGTAGAAACCATCCACACCAAGGGTGCGGAAGATGACGGGCCAAGGTGCACTGATCTTTTCTTTGCCTTGACCTGTGCGTCTTGTGACCTCATACCGATCAATCTTGCTGTTGTCGTAATCAATGGCTCGAGTCACCGCGACTTCCAATGGAAGACCTGCGCTCAAAGCCTTGTAATCAGGAAGGCCGAGAGCTTTGGTCAAAGCCTTAGCTTCTTTGGCGTTCATCTTGTAATCGCGGTTGATCAGTTCGTAAGGACGATCGGTCGCAGTCTCAAACACTTTGCCCGGAAGACGTTCAACACCAGCATCACGCGCATCTTGCACAGCCCGTGGATCGGCCTTGTTGCTGGCAAAATTTTGGGCTGTATTCTCATCGCCAAAGAAGATCAAATCACCTTCGGCCGTGAAACCACCGCTCACACGCATTGGGGGGCGGGACAGCAATACGCTACCCATCTCTTCGATGCGGTCAGCACGCTCCTTGTATGCACCGTGGTACAGCAAGGTGTTTGCCGGCAGGGTGTAGTCGCGTGCCTTTTGCGGCAACTCTTCTTTACGGAAGCTGCGCAGGCTGTAGCTGATGTTCTTAACTGCTCGGTCAAACTCACCGGAGTTCCCGGTGACGGACTTGACCTGCTCGGGCTGGTAGACCGCATAGTTCTTGGGCGAGTTGCGGTTCTCGCGCACAGTGAAGGAGTCAAAGCCAAGCCTGCGCAGAGCCATCTGGACGCGCTTGTCTTCGATCGCTTGCCACAAGCCCTGCTTGATGCGGCCCTTGAGGCCACTCAGCCACTTCTCTGGGAACTCTTGCGGGTAGTCCGTGTTGTTGGTGACCCACTGCATGACCTGCTCCACATGCTCTTCGTTCTCGAAGTCGAATGGAGTCTCGGCACGAGCCCATAGAGGCATGATCGACATGCGGGTAGGGGACAGGTCAAGGAGAGCGTCATAGACCTCTTGCTCGATGTCACCAAAGTCGCCGTACTTCGGAGCCTTGCGGTCAACTTGACGCATGAACTCCCTGCCCTGCTTTTCGGTGATCGCGCCCTTCTTCACTTGAGCATCTACAACGCCTTGGAAGAAGGAGAGCTTTTGATCTTTGTTCAAGAGCTTTTCATAAATCTCCCGGCGCAGCTTGTCCTCGGCAGCACTGCCGAAGGTCTCAGCCTCCTCTGGGGTTGTCGCAAGGAAGATGGCTTGGGACTGACCTGCGGGGGTGAACTCAAGGAACTCACGAGCGGTGGCATGGTAGAACACCGTCGGCTTGCCGTCGGCTTCTGTCCACTGGTTGCCTGCGATGAAGCGTTTAAACTCAGGTGTGTCTGGCACCTCTGTTTGCGCAACGGCTTCCTTGACGGCCTTGACCGAGGGGAAGCGGACGTTCTTTAGGCTGTATTTGCCCGTCTTGACGGCATGCTTACCAATCAAAAGCGCGTAATCCTGTGAGGCTATTGGGTCTTTCACCAAGTAGCCATCAAAGCCAGCCTTCTTGATGGCACGCTCCCGCTTGCTGGCCCTGTCGGCAGAGCTTTCACCCCTGATGTTCTTGACGATCTGTAGGGGGTCCGCCGAAGTGTCGTACAGGTTGTTCAGCTTGATGACATGGGGAATGCCGCCAACACCCGACTCAGGCGTCACGCCCTTGCCGTTGTCCACGTAGAAGTAGATGCGGTCGCGGATGTCTGCGTTTTCCTTTTCAGCAAGACGCTCACGCTCCAGACCGCGCAAGCCTGTGCCGTAGAAGCCTGAGCTGATCTCGGGCCGCTGCTGCTTGCTGAAGTGAATGCCTGTGGCGCTTACTGACCCTTGTCTTGGGGTTCCGTATTCAGCTGTTGGCTTGCCGAAGTCAACCGCATTACCGCGCTCTCGACCTCCGAGGCGAGCCGCTCCTCGGCCGTCAATCCATCGGTCTCTGAGGGCGATTCCTTCCTCTGAAATGGCCTGAAGACGGCGGCTCCCTTGCCCCCGAACATCTGCCCCGGCTTCTCCTTGAACTCTCGAACTGTCGCCATAGCGTGTTTCCTTTAAATAGTCGCTTCTCGTCTTAGGCCAAATGAGTGAGCTGTGGAACGTCTCAGGCTTGGATACATCGATGACTCCATCGTATGTAAACGACTCAACAGCCTTGACGATAGCCTTCTGGTACTGAGCATCAGTCAGGGTGTCAACGTTGTCATTGTAGGCAGAGAAGTTACCGTACAGCAAGGCTCCATTACGCAACGTGTCACCGTCAGCCTGTGGAACCTTCTGCGCGATGTGCTGGCGCAACTCATCAAACTGCTCTGCGGTCATGTCATCCGGTACGACAACCTTTACAAAGCCGGCCTGACTGCCGGACGTTTTGTTGTCCTCATCAAAGACGACCATGGCCTTCTGGTCAAGCACGTATCCAAGGACGCGGCCCAGCTCTTCAAGCTCCTGCTCCGTGGCGCCTTGCGGTGCTTCAACGATGATGTTGGGGTTGACCTCACCCTCGTATGTGCCAGTAGAGAAGCTGTAGCTGTATCCCCGCAGACCAAGCTCGGAGAACACAGACGACATGACTTTGTTGGCAACGCTTCTGGTTGCGCCAAGACGCTCAGTCGGAGTCATCTCCCGCCACTTCTCTGCCGAGATGTGGTCAGGATTGGGGGCCACTTCGGCAACGACCCCCTTTTTGAGGCTTAGCTTTGCGCCTCTGGTAGGCTCTCCACGAACTGCCTCAGTGCCAGAGACCTCTCCTCGGGAGTCATCCCCACGGTCAGTTCTTTTATCGAAGACCACACTTGGTCTTGCTCGTCCAGAACCCTGATTGGCTTGGGCGATGATTGCTTCTTCGTATCCGATGTCATCTGCTTTTCTCCCGCTAAGTTTTGCATACAGGCGTTTCTCATAGTACCAAAGAGCAGCTTGAATGTCAGCAAGACTCAGGTCAACTCCATTTTTACGCAACAACGTTTGGGCCTTGCGTGCTGCGTCGTACATGAACTTGCGGTCGGTGGCTGTAAACGGGGCCTCCTCCAGCATCTCAAACTCGTTCTTGTAGATGGTGTTTGCCATCTTCTCAAGATTGTGTTCAAACAACAGCTGCTCGTAGGCATCTCCAGCCGCCGCCTCAGCCTTCTCAAACCAAGCTGGCTTGGCGGCTTTGGTAGACGGCTCTTTGGCTCCAGCCAAATGCTCCAGTTCAGAGTTCCAGCCGTACTCCTCGTACTTGTTGCGCAAGGGTATGGTCGCGGCAACAACTTCATCTCGAGTTGCGTCGGGGCTATCCATCATGTCCCGGAATTTGGAAATAGATGCGCTGGTGGCCTTGGGGATTAGCAAGCCACGCATACGGTTAATGGAGCGCGTCCACCACAAGTCCATGGTCAGGTAGCCCTCAGAACCCGACAGGTTGGCGTAAAACGCCCCCAGCTTTGGACCAAAATAAACCGCTGCCGCTGGCACCACTGTGTTGGCCAGATAGCTGCCATCAGCCTTCTTGCCCATCTTGCGCAGACGAGCGTTCATTTCACTGACGGTAATCTCTTTGAGCAAAACTTTTTCAAAATTCTCGCCGTGCTCGGCCATCAAGTCTTGAATGACTTGCAGGTTATTTTCAAGAGCGGTTGCACGACGATTGCCCATGACAACCAAACGTTTGCCCTTGCGCAAGTCGGCGTACAGCTTGATGGCGTTATCAATGTTCTTGGTAACGCGCTCACCATTGGAGGTGACAGCCACAAGCGCAGAGAAAACGGAACGTGCGTATTTGCTTGTGCTCAGCTCAGGGAAGCGCTTGCCCAGACGCTTGACGGCATTTGGATAGTTGTGGGAGTACCAACCCAAACCGGTTCCGGTCTTGGATGAAGTTTGTAGTTGGTAGGCAACCTCGTCGGCTATGGCCTCCGAAATCATTGTGGAATCGTCTTGCGTAAGCTTGTTGCGCTTCATTGCGCCAAGCTGGTCTAGGGTTTGTCGGTTCAAGGCTTTGGCAATATCCCGGACGTTGTTGGTCCCGCTACGACCGGCTTCTGTGTTTAAACCGAGGTCTTGTTGCGCAATAGGAGTTTGTTGCTCCATGAGGTTTCGCGTAGACATTGGAACGCCTGTGCCGGCAAGGCTATATTTTTCTTTCTTGGCTTTCTCTTGCGCAGCTCGTACCTCGGCCTCTGGGGCTTCGGCCTTCTTTGTCTCGGGAGCCTTTTCAGCCTCCTTGGCTTTCACAACAGGCTTGGCCTCCTTCTTTGGAGCCTTGGACTTCAAATCACCGCGCTCGATGCGCTGGAAGATGTCTTCGGCCGACTCAAAGCCAGCACCGCGCAGGGCTTGGCCAAAGTTTGCAAAGAAGCTTGCCAGTTTCTTGTACAGGGTGGCGATCAAGCCGGGAGGAGGTGTGGCTCCACGAGCGTAAGCGCCGAAGGCATCTGCGATGGCCTCTTCAATGATTTCTTCTCGCAACTGACGGGGGCTTAGTTTGCGTTCTTTGGCCAGCTCTTTGTAGGCATCAAGGCGGCTCATTTGCACACCGTTCAGCTCAGCGACTTGGCCCTCAAGGTACTGCTTGACCCACGTCTTGTTTGCCTGCTCGGTCAAAGCTCGCCACTGCTGTTTGGTGAAGAACCCAAGCTCTTTCAGCGCATGAACAGTTTCATGGCGCATGGTCTGCAGGGGTTCTGGCGCATCCAAGGCAATCTGAATAAGGTTTTGAGCGTAGGCCCCATCTGCACGTCCGCCACCGCCGGTCTTGATCGCTTCGACGATGTTTAAACCAATATCGCCCAAGTTGAACTTGGCAAACGCGGGCTTGAGCACAGCCTCAACGGCCTGCGTGCGGGCAGCAATATCTGCCTGTTTAAACTCTTCAGGGGCGAGCTGCTGCACCGTTGACTGAGCTGCCTCAAAAGACGGGAAGACGCCCACCACCTCATCGCCACGATTCACAATGACTTCGCTCTGGACTGCGGTGCGCTGTCCCATGGGGGCAAACGTCAAGGGGGTTGAGTAGGCAGCGATCCGATCTCTGATGTCGGTCAGCTTCTCAGCGGCTTCCTGTTCCTTGAGGTCCAGCTCAGCCTTGGCTTGTACGTACTGATCCGTGTCGGCTTGGCCTGTGGCCTCCATAACCTCAAGCTTGCGCTGCTCGGCAAAGATGCCGCTGTTGATCTTGTCGAACTCTTCGGACAGGCGCTTTTGTTCTTCCTGACGAATCTGGGTCAAGGACTCAAGCTTCTTCTGAGCATCCTCTTGGGTACCAACGGTTGCCAATGGCTTTCCGCCGCCTTCTGGGAAGATGCCAAAGGCTTCAGGCACCACTTCACGGCTGAGCTCTCGCTCAGTGGCCGTAAAGCCACCGGGAAGCTGAACCGGAGGCTTGGCAACGGGGGCTGCGGCAACCTGCTCTTCAACGCCTGCGTCGATGCCTGTGTCGATTTCTTCTTGGACTTGAGCCGGGGCATCCCCTTCAGGGCCAAGCTCTTGACGGAACTGCGCAAGCTCTTTGTCAAACTCATCTGGGCCAGCCTTCACGGCTTCGGGGCGAACAGACAAAGCACCAGCCGCACCACCGATACCGGCAGCGCCAAGGGTTGCCATGGCCGCAGTCTCGCCGGTTCCCTCAAGGATTTCTCGGTCAAGGCCAGCACTTCGGGCTGCGATGTTTTGAGCAATCCTGCCGCCGACCTCTTCGATGTTCTCGCTTGGAATTTCCTTCAGGCCAGTCAGTGCTGCGCCGCCAAGTCGAGAGCCGGCCAGCCTTTTGCCAGCCAGAATCTCTTCCAGCGCCTTACCGCCGGGTAAGTAACGGTTGGCAAGAACGGAAAGACCATAGCCAGTAACGCCAGCAAGGCGGGCTTTGTTGATAGCCTCTTCTGCGGCTTGCTCTGGGGTAGCACCCTGCTCAATCAAGCCGGCCACGATGTCGTCGTAAGAGCCAGCGCCAATGTCTGCGCCCTGCATGACAGCGCCGGTCTGAATGGCACCGGTTGTGCCAGCCTGAAGGGCCTTCTTCTGGGCAAGACGCTCAGCAGCCTCAACAGCAGCACCTCGTGCGGCTGCAGCACTCATCACGCCACGCTTGGCGATGTAGCCGGCACCACCGCCGGCCAGAATCATGGGGATAACCTGTGGAGCTTGCTCCGCAAGGAAGCCAGCAAGCAGGCCGGGGTCGGTGATCGTCTCACCCAAGGCTGCTTTAAACGCGGCAAACTGGCCTTCCTTCGAGGCTTCCTCTACGATCTTTGCGCGTTCGGCTTCACGGGCCTTGAGGCCCTCAGACTTCATCTCTTCGCCGTACTCAGAGAGTCTTTCTCCGGCACCAAGGAGACCTGTCTTGGAGAAGTCGCCAGTGGCCAAGCCGTACAGCTGACCCGGCACCTGCACAATGCTCCCAAGACCACCAACAAGGCCAGCGCCAACGTCTTTGATGGACTCGCCTATGGTGCGCTCTTTGTCGGCTTCAGTGACGGTTCTGGCGGCTGGCTTTGCGCCAAACAGCTCATCACTCAAATCGCGGCCTTGTGAATCACCCTCACCCGGGCCAAAGAGTTCCGAGCTTAAATCGCGTCCAGCCATGATTAATCCTTATTGAATGACGTAGCCCTTTGCGAGAGCAGCGTCCCTCACTTGTTTTTCCGTCATGCCTTGTTTAGCTGCGGTTGCTTTGATGTCCGCCATGGTGATCATTTTGCCACCGCTTTGGCTGCTACCGCCCGTCAGTTTAGCGATTTCCGATCTGAGTGTTGCGATCTTTTCTTGACCCGTCTTTTCATTGGCAAGAGGTGAACCAATGGCTTTTACCAGCTCATCCTGCAGCCCCTTGACCAAATTGGTGTTGGGGTCGTTCTTTTCGGCCGGGAAAAGCTTGTTGTACTTCAGCTGGGCTTTGACCCGATCGCCACCACTCTCCTGTACAAGCTGTTCAAAGATTTGCCGAGTAGGTGTGTTCGAGCTAATGCCGGCATTTCGAGCGGCCGCAGCGCGTTCCAAGTCTTTCAGCTTGACTTCAATCTTTGCTCCAGCCAATGCGGAGGAGATTTTGCTCAGCTCTCGAACACCGCCAGCCTTGACGCGAGCTTCTTCCCTGTTGAGTTCGCGCAGTCTGTCGCCGGCAGCGCCGACCTTTTCCTGACGCAGTTCGTACAGGCGGGAGAAGTCCTCGTCCAGCTTTTCCTTGGAGGCTTCGATCTGCTCCAAGCGAGACTGGTAACCCTTGAGGCCCTTCTGGGCTCCTTGGGCGATGTTGAGCAGGGCGTTTGAAGACTGTCCAGCCATGATGGCCAAGCCAGCCTCGATGAAACCCATGTTGACGTTGCGCTTCTCTGCACCCTTCTGGCCCTCTTCACGCTTTTTCAGGCGCTCTTCGCGGTCGGAGCCGTACTTCGCAGCCTCTGCCTTGGCGGCTTCGAGTGCAATCCGGTCGGTGGCTAGAACGTCCGTCTCAAATTTGGCAGCTTCTTTTTCTGCTGCGATTTGAGCTTGGGCATTCTTTTCGAGCAAAGCCTCAATACCCCCAGAAGAAGGTACGCCGGCACCACCAGCACCAGTTGGCGCAGGGGCTGGGCCAGCACCTTGGGCGGCAATAGCCTGAGCAACACCACCAGAAGATGGGTCTTGGCGCTGGAGAAGCTTCTGATCACGGGCTGCAGAGGGCTGGATCAAGCTTGAAATGCCAGCACCTTGAGCGGCAGCTGGGGCTCTAGACCGCATCTGATCGGAAAACGGAGTCATGCTTTCTGGGCTGGCTCCTTCTGGAGTCACGTAGGGGCTCAGATAGCCAATATCAGCACCAGCCGCACGCAAGGGGCGGACTACCGCAGTGTCCAAAGCGCCAGCCACGCCACGCACGGGCAGCGTGAGAATGTCTGAAACGGCCCTGCTGAACTCTTCCGCGCTGATAAGACCTGACTCATAAGCATCTTGAATTTTTTGGCGGTCTTCTGCTCGTTGACGCTCCAATGGGTCTTCGGGTTCTGGCACCGAGCCACGGCTCTGAAATGCCACGATGCCGCCATCGGCAAACTCCATGTTGCCCACGGGAAGCTGGGCGATGCCCTGATCTTCCGGCAGGGACATGCTGGCAATCTGCTGGTCAATCACCTTGGGTTGCTCTTGGGTGGGCATGCCACCCTCTTTGCGGCGGTTGGCCTCAGACACCACGAGAGCCATGGTGTATGGATCGCTCTTGTGCAGCTTGGCGTACTGCTGGAGTTCTGCGTCAGACATCTGCGACAGGATCGAGGTGATCTTGGTCATGCTGGCAGGAGCCTGCTGTCCTTCTGCGGCCATGCGAAGATCGTTGCGGCGCAACTGCTCGGTTTGAGCGGTCAAGCCGGGAAGGCCGGGTATGGCTGCTGTGTTGCCAACCTGCTGGTCATCCATGCCTTGAACGGCAGAGGCCATCTCTGGCTGGTTTAAACTGGCAATACCGCCTACAGCATAGCGTTTAACCTCTCCGCCTTTGGCTTTGTCGCCGGTAGCGCCATAGAGAGCCGTTCCTGCGCCAATCAACTGAGACGCTGGGTTCGGTTGCTCTTTTGCCTCTACCAACTGAGACACTTGTTTTCCCGGCTGGCTTATTTCTCTTGTGCGAGCTGTGGTGCTGTACGGCACCCCGCTGACCAGACCCTGCTGGAACGCCAACTGCTCGTAGGGGTACTTCTGCGCGGTAAGGTAGTCGCCATAACCCACATCCAACAAAGCCTGCTCGCGCTGACGCTGAACATCGCCGGCCGTACCCAAGCCCTTGGTGATGTCCATCTCTTGACCAAATTGCTGCTGGCCCAGCCCAGCCAACTGGCTGGCGGCAGACAAGCCACCGGTGATGCCAGTGTTGTATTGATTGACCGCGCCCTCGTAGGCTCTGTTTAAACCTTGAGTTTGGATGTCGCCAAGCTGTTGAGCGGTATCCCGACGCAAGGCACGTTGCTGCAGTGCAGCACCAGAACCACCGAAAGCGCCCGTCTTGGCAGCTTGACCGGAGAGTACGGCAGACTGGCGGTCTGCGGCTTCTTGAGCCTTACGACGCTCGATGTCCACCACGCCCTGCATGTATGGGTTCATGTACTGCTGAACGCCGGTCTGGAACTCGCCATAGTCCGTGGCGCGTCTACCGGCCAAACTTGCCAAGCCGGAGGCTTCAGTGGTTTGACCCGCCACGCCTTGGTTGCGCATGCGACCAAACGCAGTCTGCATGTCTGGCGAGAACTCGGCTACGCGAGCACCGGTATATGCCTCGTATGGCCGGCTGGTCAATGCTTGGCCCCGAGCAACCAAGTCTTGTGATGCTTTGGTTAGGTACTGAGGAATCTCGTTGACCGTGGTGCGATTGGTTGTCGTTGGACCAGATTCTGTAATTCGGGTCGAAGGTTGAGGTGCAGGTGCTCCGCCGCCACCACCGCCATAAACAATGCGGCCACCGGCCTCCATGCGGGTAGCGGAGTCACCAAAGGTTTCACCCATGGCATACAGTTGACGGCGAGAATAGCTCATAATTTGACTCCAACAATTCGGTATTTCTCTTCGAACCCGTAGCGCCCAAGCAGGCGCGTCATAGATTCTCGGGCTGCACATTCAAGCGCGGTAGCCCCCATAGAAGCAGCGATGGCTTTGACTTGTTCGATCGTTTGTTCGTCGATGACAAGCTTTCCGCCAGTCGTGGTAATAAATGCGACCCGGGCAGAGGATCGGTTGAAAAACGAAATCGTTGCAGCGCCATGAATCACTTCATCCTCTACGCCAACAACAAGCGTCCATTCACCTGTGGACAGTAGAGACTGTACATGATCCAGCGTGTAATCCCCCTTGGACTGCTCTAGTGCATCAGCAATAAACGCACTCACCATGGGCCACGTTCGGTGGACCCACTGCACGGGGACTACCTGAAGGTTCATGCCATTACCCGTTTCAGATTCACTGGCTTGATTTGTTTTTTGCTGCCGGTAGCTTGCTGGCGCACTCTGTCCATCATGGCGTAGAGCTTCTTGGCACCGCCCAAGCTCTTGACCGTCTCTGGCGGAATGTACATTTCACCATGGGCGACTCGTGCTGGCTGCTTGCCTTCGATGCTGGTCTTGACGGTATCGGACTGACCGCCGTCCTTACCCTTGATGGCGGTGGCATCGGGCACCATGGCCTTGATGCGCTTGTAGCCAGCGTCGGTATTTCCTTCACCAATCATGGCCACCACATCAGCAGGCACGACAAAGCCGCCCGAGCGCATGCCACCCTTGGCCAGACCGAGTAGCCCCCCTTGAGCCCAGTCCCTGTCTGTGGTAGACCTACCATCAGCGCCACCACCATTACCGTCACCGCCACGCTCACTGGCAGCCGATTCGGCGGCCATCTGCGCCCTCTGTTGCGGGTCTCGATCTAAACCACCATCCACAATGCCCGCATCTTTAACACCACTGAGAGCAATATCGGCTTGACGCGTGACAAAGCCGGGGTCCATACGTTCTTGCAACGACGCAAACGGGTTGTAGTCTTGGAGCGTCCGCGTAAATCTGCCCATTGTTGGGTTTTCTGCATAGAACGCAGCTTGTTTCTCAGGGGTATCAAAGTCAGGATTGGGTGCGTAGCCAACACCATCACCACCCATCATCGGCTGAGACACAGGCGGACGGACGACCGGCGCTGGAGCGAGAGGTTGAGACGCCTTTGGAGGCAGAAGACCTCGCGGACGCGCAGGGGCCACAGGCTGAGTAGCCGACCGAACAAAATTACCGTCAACATAGGAGTAGCTAGGCATCGCGCCCTCGTATGCCCGGATGTCTTCAAACGCGCCACCCGAAGCCATGTTGACTGTGCCGCCTTGTGCAGCACGGAACTGAGGGATGTAAACGTTACCGGCACCGCCCGTGTAGCTGGGCATCTTTGGCTCGTAAGCGCGGATGTCCTGAAATGGGGCCGAAGATTGATTGACGTCCATACTCATCAAGGGGTATGGGCTTTGCTGCTGTTGAGTCGGGGCGGCAGCCATTGGGGAGAGCGCCATTAAACCGGATCGGAAAAGTTGTTTCCCTGTGAGCTCTTTTGCCCCAGCGCCAAAACCTGCCCCCGCTGCCAGTTGGGAGCCGCCATAGCCACCAACGCCACCCATGAGCGCACCCATGCCTACATCTTGATTGTTGCGTTTTGCCTGATACCCGCCTATTGCAGCACCGGCAGCAGCTCCCGCCATGGGGCCAAAATACATGCTAACGCCAGCACCCACCAGAGTGGGGAGTATGGATTTAAGGAAGCTTGCCTCGACCAAGCCCGTCTCAGGGTTGACCGTCAACGAGCCACCAGCGGACTCTGCAAGCTTTTGCAAGCCGGCAACTTCGCCGTGCGTCATGTGTACAAGAACGGAATCGCCGTCCCTGCCCTTGGACTCCATCTGTTTGGCGAGTAATTGCAAGCTCATAGTAGGTACCTCTTGTGGGGGATTTTATGCGTTTACACGTCTTCAGGGAAGCCGTGAGACAAAGTTAACCGTCAGGATCACCGATGGGATTTCTGGACGGGTTGGGCTGGTTCCTGCAGCGTAGTTTTCCAAGGCCACGTTGGTGCTATCTGCCCACCATTGGATGGTCAGGTATTGAGTCTGTGGATTGGTCACCGTAAAGATGAAGGGGATGGTCGGGACAATGTGCGACCAAACACTGAGACTTTTACGGGCAGGGATGTCGAAACGGGTATTGGACAGGGGGTAGTTTGAGCCGCTGGAGCCCAGCCATACTTCAAACTCTGCCGCTGCAGCGCCACGGTTGGCCACCTGCAGTCTGGCCGTCACCAGATACCGCCCCGAACTCTCAAACCAAATTTGGTTCGAGCTGCGAACCTCCACGCCCTGCGCGATGACGGACTGGTTGTACGAGACGGTGTTGGCTCCGGTGATGCTGGGGTTGCTCTGGTCCTGATCGCTCATCAGCATGGCATGAGGGTTCTGTATATACACACCCCCGTTTGGCCCGAGCAACAACTGCAAGATGTTGGTGATGCGGTTGAAGTACAGGCGCAAGACGTTGAGCAGGCCGGCTAGATAGCCAGCCGTCTCGGTGCCCGGATTGGGGTCCGGTAGGCGAGGGTTTACAGGCGCGTCCAGCCGGGACATCAGCGACGCCCTGATGGTTTGATGTCAGCCGTGGGGGTGCCGAGCTGCCAATTTACGCCCGTGGTGTTTGAGCCGACCCGTAAAGCCATCTGACGGCCACGGATGCGCACGTTAACCTGCGGGGTGAACTGCTGCACGTTGTAGGTCCGCTGGTTAAGGTAGTTGTTGGCGCTCTGCACGTCTGGGTTGTTGGCCGTGCCGTAGTTCGTACCGGGGAACTGACGTGGTTTGATCGAGAACTGCGCCGTGGGAAACGGAGCGTTGGAGCCGTCAAATGTCAAGTCAGGGATGATGCGCCAGACGTAACCAAACGAGTCACCATCCTCCAAGTTGAAGTCAGCCGACTGTATAAAGCAGTCAATAGCCGCTGGTGGGTTGGTCGAGCCGTCATCGTTGCCCACCTCGTGGTACAGGACCTGCCCACCGTAGCCAGCAGCCACAGGGAACTGACGAAGCGGTGCATCAATCCAAGCTGTACGGGCCATGGTGCCGTAGTGCCAGACGTTCTCGAGGTAGTTGTACACCACATAGCGATCCACAGTGGTGGAGTTGGCCGAGCAGTAGAACCACCACACCTCGCTGAATGCGTCGTTGATGCCTGCCGTGATCTGGTACTGCTGGTCTAGGTTGATGTTCTGGAACACGTAGGTGCGCAGCGTGCTGGGCAGGGTCTGAACCCGGCCGTTGTAGACGTAGAACTTGTCCACGCCCATCCAGTAGGTCACGTCATGCGCCGTTGCCACGGCGTTGGGTCCGGCGATCGACGTGTTGTCAGCCAAGAGCTGGAAGTTGAACACAAAGGGTAAACCCTGATACTGCTGTGAGTAGACCGCAGCGTCCGTGAACACCAGCACCTCTTGACGGGTCTGCTGGGCCATGATGATTTCAGAGCCACGGGTCAGGCGGAAGAAGCCTGCTTGAGTGGTATCGCCGTCGATGGGGTCCCACACGGCGTAATCGTTTTGTCCTGACCAGCGGATCAGCATGGGGTCTTGCTGGTTGGGGTCTGCGGCATCTGGATCGTTTACACCGTAGGCCACCACAAAGCGCGACTGATCCGTCACCAGCACGTAGTTGCACACCTCTGGGCAGTACGCATCAGTTTCAAATGGGGGTGAGCTGGCTGGCGAAAGAACCACAGCACGGTCAAAGATGGTGGGGTTGGCGTTGTTCTTCCAGTAGTAGATGGGGCCACCGCGATCATTGAGAACCAAGTCCTCACCCCAGTTTGACTGGCTCCATGTGCGGAGCTGAACGTCAACACCAATGGCAGAAGATGCCACGCCCCAGCCGGTGTTTGAGTAACCGGGCGTAATGCCACCCCAGCCGCCTGCGCCCCAGCCCACGCCCACGGTGTAAACATCGGAGCCGGTGCTTATCTGGTATTCGGCCACGGTAGATGAGCCGCCGTTACCCGTGTCGTTTGCAGTGGCATTGACTCCGACCACAATGGTGTAAACAGACGAGCTAGTAACGGTGGCCACCTGATGCTCTTTGTTGAGCACAGCGGCCGTAATGTTTCCAGAGTTGACTGCTGTAACGGTGATGGTCGCGTTATTGGCTGGAGTTGATCCACCCAAGCTGGCTCCGGCAATAACAATGGTGTCTGAGACTGCGTAGGCATTGCCGGCGTTTGTAATGGCGTCTAACGTATAGGCTCCAACTCCATTAGAGGTAATGGTGAACTGCGCCCCGTAACCGACCCCAGATGTTGAGCTTTGAGCTACCGCTGTGAAGGTGGCGCTACCAGTGGATGTACCTGCAATTGTTCCAGTTGAGAGCCGGCCGGAGAGCGTTTTGGCACCACTAAAGGTCACAAAGTCGCCTTGCTGAACAACAGACCCGGTGTCCGTCACCGTGATGATGTTTGATCCAGTGGTGGCAGCGAAGGTAGCCTCGCCGGCAGCGGTGGTTTCTCGCAACGGTGTGACGTCGTTAAAAGCACCGCCAACCGTGTTCTGGATGTAGTATTTCAGATTGGTGCCCACGGCCAGCAGGTTGTAGCCTGACAGGTTGGCCCAGTTCCACAGGGCCCTTGCCACACCCCAGTACGAACCGGTTGGAGGCATAAGGCCAGACGCCTGAGTGCCGGAGTCCTTTTCCCAGCCGCCGATCTTCTCGGGGCTGCCAGACCTGAAGCGCACCTTGTCCGACTCGAACCACGTCCCCTCGTTGGTCAAGGTCGTGTTCTCCCGATTCACACCGGGTCGAAATTTGAGCGCTTTCAGAGTCATGGCAAATCCTTCAGATTGCTTGGATTTTACGCAACCAGACCGGGTAAGTACACCGTTTTGCCATTCTGCTTCGTGGCAGTCATGACCTGCTTCTTCAGGTTCTTGGGGTCGTAGCTCACATGCACCCAACCGCTGTCAGGGATGCCGGGGGTGTAGAACTCGAGGATGAGCTGGGTGAACTCGAGGTTGTCCTTGACCCACTGTGCCAGATCGGCATTGGCCACGCCGGGAATTTCGATGTCTGCGGCCTGACCTTTGCAGTGATCCGACGTCTTAGAACCACCGACCTTGGCGTTGACGTCGGGGTGCCGGAAACCGCTGTTGATGTGGACACCCTTCTGGTAGTGGTCCCGAATGGGTTGAAGTACCTTGCCAGCCAACTCGGTCAGGTTGGCAATCTCGGCGGGGCCGGGGTTGTTTTCCATGTCATGACGAGCAGCGGTCTCGGACTTGGTCAGCTCATGCAGGGAGAAGTTCTGGGTCAGTTGGGTCATGTTTAAACTCCTTCTGTGGGTTCGGGGGTTGGCTCAGGCTTCTTGGGCTTGGCCGGGTCGGTGTTAATGGCCAACAGGGTGCCCAACGAGCCGGTGATGAACGTGGCAATCGGGAACAGCAACTCGAAGAAGCGTGCGTCATTGGGGGCCATGCCGCCCATCGGCTGGGTGACAAACACGAGTGAGTACAGCACCGTGAAAACGATGCCCATCAGGGTGATCGTCATGCCGACGCCGATGACAAACTTCAACTTCTCGTCCAAGGTGGGTTTCATTTGGTTGGTCCTAGCAGGTCTTTGGTACAGGTTCCCGTTGCCTCACAGGCAGGGGGCTCACATTTCGAATTGCCGAAATTCTTGGGGTCTTGGCAGTCATACCGGAAGCGATCGTCGCACCCGACAAGGGCCACCAAGGCCAGCATTGTGATGATGGTTTTCATTTGTCCCTCGCAAGCCAAACTGCTGCGCCAATGATGATCCCGAGACCTCCCAGCAGCACAATGATTAAAATGATCATGGCCACGTCTTTGATCCGGCCAATGAGGCGCTGACGATCGAGCACTTTCTGGCGCTTGTCCGCTTCACGCTTTTTCTTGACCTTCACCTGAAACGCCAACCAGTCGTCCCACATGCCACCGCGACCAGCGTAGATCATCATCTGCTTGAGTTCTTCCTCTTGCTGCTTGAGTTTTTCAAGCGCCATGAACTCTTCAAGGTCACTGCCCTTTGAGCCACCCTTTTCGTTGGCTTTTCTCTGGAGTTCTGCTTTGCTGTCAAAGTATTTAAACAGCGCATCGCCTGCGGCCATGATGTCGCCGGAGTGCTGCACCGCCTCTTTGATGACCGCGAAGGCCGCATTGGCGGCTGCAAGCTCCAGCAACATGGCTCAGTCCTTCTTGATCACGGCTTTCCAAGCTGTGAAGAGGGTTGTTGTGTCAAGGGCGTGGCCGTCAGCCTTTGCCGCCATGTCTGAATATTCTTTTGTGCACTGCTCGAATACGACTGAGAGGGTGTCGGCGTAAGCGGCAAGGGAGGTGTGGGTAGAGTCGGCGAAGGTGGTACGACTGGCAGCGAGGTCGTCGCGCAGCCCGTCACGCTCAGCGCGAGCAGAATCAGCAGCGGCAGCATTGGACTTCGCTTGGGCTTGGGCTTGTGCAACTGCATTGTCTTTCTCCCTTTGCATCCGTGTTGTTTCGTCCAGAGCTTTCTGCGTGGCCACCTGAACGGCCTGCGTGTGCTCCAGCACCATCTCGTCGATCTTAGCGTTTAAACGCCACCCATTGGCCGTCCAGCCAGTGAGTAGCCCCACAGCCAGCGCACCAGCCAACAAGTAGGGCGTAGGGAAGATCATCGTGGGTACAGCAGCACGTCGTCAGAAGTGCCGACAATTGGAGTGATGCGGTCATGCACCAGATCAACAATCATGTCATTGTCGGCCAGCTTGCCAGTCAAAGCATTGTTGCTGGAGTTGATGGCAATCTCAGCATTTTTGGTGATCGAGTAGAACTGCGTGATGCTTGGCACGATCAGCGCGGCCCACGGCAGCAAAGCCTCTGCAGTGGACTTGGGTGCGGCAATGGCTTGCTGGTTCTGCTTCACACTGTTGGCTTTCATCGCAAAGTGCATCAACGCCATGCCCTTGGCCTGTGCGTCACCGGATGCGGCCATCTGCGCAATGGCAGTGTCGGCACGGAGTTCTTGCTCGGCCTGTCGTGCTTCACGAGCAGCGATGGCGTTGTAGTAGGCGTCTTGGTTTGTAGCGCAAGCCGTCAAGGTGAGGGCCACAGCAGTGGCCAAAATCAATCGTTTCATTTTTTTCTCCTGTTGAAAAATTAAGCAATACGATAACGAATTACGACGATACCCGAGCCGCCGTCACCAGCATTGGACCAGACGCCGCCAGACGATCCACCAGAACCGCCGCCACCACCCGTGTTGGCTGTACCACTTACGCCGGGGTTGCCGCCTGCGCCGCCGCCACCAGCACCACCCGAGCCCAGAGTTCCGCCTGCAATACCTGCACCGCCGCCGCCACCTGCGTATGTGATGTTTGACCCAGTACGGAGTGCGTTAGCGGCACCAGCACCGCCGTTACCAGCAATGCCGTTACCGCCGAGGGCAGAGTTACCGCCAACAGCACCTTTGCCGCCGCCGCCACCACCGGAAGCGCTACCACTTGGGTTTCCGCCGCCGTTAAAGCCTTGGCCAGAGACGCCTGCGCCGCCAGAGCTAGAGTTTTCACCGCCACCGCCACCACCGGAACCGCCAGCCTTACCAGCAATCCCGTTGTAGTTTCCGCCACCACCGCCGCCTGTGGCTGTGATGCTAAGGGCCGATGAGTTACCACCGTTTGCGGAGTCTCGAACGCCTTGTATGGCGCCAAGCCCGCCGGAGCCAATGACCACCGGGTAGGTGAATGGCGTGACCGTAGTAGCTCCTGTGAGCATGCCGCCAGCACCACCACCACCCCCTCGACCACCGCCACCACCGCCACCAGCAACCACAAGGTAGTCAACCGCGCCGCCAAGGGAGCCCAGCTCAACCACGCTGAAGTCGCTGCTGGAGGTAAATGTGTGGGATTGGTAAAGGAATCCGCCAGAGGTGTATGTGGTAGTCGTGCCACCAGTGGCAATTAGGCCAAGACGCACAAGGGGATACCGCACCACAACAATGCCAGAGCCGCCAGAGCCTGCATTTCCTGATGCGTACGATGAACCAGAACCGCCGCCACCCGTGTTGGCTGTGCCCGGATTGTTTGGGCCGTTAATCTGAGTTGAACCGCCGCCGCCCAAGCCGCCATTTCCACCAACACCACCAGCGTCTTGTGCTTCGCCACCGCCTCCGCCGCCGCCATAGTAAATGGCCGATCCTGTTTGTATCGTTGACGTAGAGCCGTTACCGCCATTGCCGCCGGGGCGTCCGGTAGAAGAAGTTCCGTTTGCGGAATTGCCACCGCCGCCGCCACCTGAGCCGTGTGTAAAACCAGAACCTGTCCATGTGGACCCGCTTCCACCGGAGTTGCCTGAACCACTCGCGCCTCCAGAACCGCCGGGAGCATCTGAAGTTGGAGTTCTGCCGCCGCTACCTCCTGCAGCAGAAGCACCAAACGCGGAACTAGCTGCTCCAGCGGTTGCAACACCGCCACCGCTGCCAACCACAACACTGTACCCTGTTACTGAAACCAAACTGTTCCCAGTAATCACTTGACCGCCGCCACCGCCGCCGCCAAGTCCGCGACCGGTGCCGTCTTTGTTGCCGCCTCCGCCACCAGCGCCAACCACTAGGTATTCAATGGTTCCAGAAGAGTCACCCAAGCTCGTGACCGTAAACGTGCCCCCGGAAGTAAATGTGTGAACACGGTAAGGGACGCCGGATACTGTAATGTCCGTGATCGTGCCGCCCGTGGCGGACATGGGACGAAAGCCTTGGCCAATAGCCCCGGCAAGGACAGACAGGACGCCGCTCATTATGCGAGACCTTGACCGGTGATGACAAAGACGTTGGACGCCACGCAGAGTATCGTGGCCAGACCCCGAGCACTCAACGCTCGGTCGCCGTTTACACCACCAACCCAGTACATCGTTACACCCGCGCCGCGCAGCACTGAGATGGAGCCGGCCGAGTTGTTGTAAATCACCACTACGTCACCAGCACTGAACACCGCTGGAGGCACCGTGACGTTGGCATCAGCTTGGACAGACTGCCCAACATCGGTGGCCAACAATGTGTATACGCCCGTGGTGCTTACAGGCGGTACCGTGTAAACGCCCAGATTGGTTCTGGCCGCCGCCGCTGTGATGGCGTTTGTGCCGCCTTTGTTGATTGGCAGCGTGGTGGTCAGTGCAGTGGCTTCATCCGCCAAGCCAGCCGTAGCTGCGTAGATTGTGATGAAGTTTGTGCCATCGCTAAACACCACCATCTTTTTGCCAGCAGCAATGGCTACGCCCGTACCAGCAGCCGTCGTGTTACCTGCAACCGTGGAGTTGTAGATCGTGGCAGTGAACGCACTGGTGTTGTTGATGACGTACTGCTTGGGGCTAGGAGGCGCGTAAACGCTGAAGTTGGCACCGGTCGTAGTAGACAGTGCAATCATGGCGTTTCGTGCCTGATCCGATGCGCCGTCGGCGTAGACAAAGGCTTGGTTGGCCGTGGTCACCGACACCGTCTCGTAGCCCGAGATTGCGTCTTCGATGAGCGTGCCGAGGTTGGTGTTGGTGGTCGAGCCCCAAGTGCCGGCTTGGTCGCCGTTGCCGATCAGCTCGATCCGTAAATTTGGTGAAAAGGTTGATGGCATCGGTTACTCCTGAATGGGTGTATTTTGCCCGATTTGGTCTTCTGCGGGAAGCAGTTGCTCCTCAGTCGGACGTGGGTAGGCGGGGTGCTCCCATTTGGCAATGTAGTCACCGCGACCATCAACATCGTTCTGCAACGCAATGACGCTCATAAAGTCGTCAATCGTCAACTCGGGGTAGATTGCCATAATCTGTTCGTAGAGTGTCATCATGCTCCCCTTACCAAAACACCAGAAAACCAAGTCTGACCAGCAGAGGTGCTCGTTGTTGCGGTACCAGACACAAAGGCGTAAATCTCAACGTAGTCGGTAGACCCGTTCAAATAAACAAGTGCGGAAACGGTGGATGCCTTGTTTGTCACTCCCGCCGAAAGGCTTGTAAAGCTACCAGCAGCGTAAATTGTTGCGTTTTTGTAGACGCTTGCGTGAAGAACCGTCAACGATGTATCCGAGCGAACAGACGCCGAGATTTGGTAGTACCCTTCAACCGTTGGTGTGAAGCGGCTGGTGGCTGTGTCGAAGTTGCTGTTGGTGTCAAACACCTCGGACGAAAATGCGGCGACCTTGGTGTTGGTGCCAGAAGTCAGTGATGCGCTGGTTGCACCGTTTGCAAAGAATGCAGGGCCGTTGGTCGAGAGCGTGCCAGTGACATCAGGCAGCGTCAGTGTCCGGTCGATGTTGGTCGCTGGGGGGACGACGGTCGTGATACCCGTCCCGCTTTGGGACAGCATCTCAATCTGGCTTGCAGCCAATGTTCCGTTTGCCATTATGGTTCCTCCGTGGGCACTTGCACCCACTGCTGATTATCCTCGTCCCAGACGTAGTCGCCGCCGGGTGAAGGCACTGGCGCTTGCCAGTCAAAGTTCTCGTCTAGTGCCCAGCTTGCGTATGGCTTGGGCGCAATGAACACATCGTTTGCTACATCGTAGCTGCCGCCGATGCTGGCGTACTGCTTGCGCATATTGCCGTTGTAGCTGGTCTGCACCCACTCGCCGCCGAGCAGGCTTGTGCAAAACTGCTTGCCAATGGCTTCTGACTCTTGGCCATTCTCATCCAAGATGTCGCTGTTTTTGACCACGATGACTGTCAGCACCGCGCCTTGTTCGTTGATCTGTGCAAAATGTGCCATTACGCAATCCTATATCGAAGGACAACGATGCCAGAGCCGCCGGGCTTTGCATCTCTTGGGGTGGGGCTGTTTGGGTTGTAGCTCATACCACCACCGCCGCCGCCAGTGTTCGCCGTTCCAGCAACGGACACACCCTGCGATCCTCCGCCACGACCACCTCCACCATTCCCCCCAACACCTCCGGGGTCCGTAGAGGGCAAACTAAACGCCGAACCACCGGAGCCGCCACCGCCGCCAGCATAAAACTCACCAGTGCCAGTGCGAAGTGAGTTTGAAAGGCCAGCCCCGCCAGCGCCACCACCGCCTGTACCGGCGTTACCACCAACAGCGCCTGCGCCGCCGCCACCACCGCCACTAAGAAAATCGCCAGATACAACCCTGCCGTTGCCACCGTTACGCCCTTGTCCAGAGATGCCTGCACCGCCAGTTCCGTTCGTGTTGCCGTAACCGCCGCCACCGGAGCCACCACTCCCCCCGTTGCCCGTGCCGCTACCCAAGCCGCCGCCAGTGGGTGCAATACTAAAGGCAGAAGAGGTATCTCCTCTGGTGGCTACCGCTCCTCCAGCGCCAACAACAACCGTGTAATCTCCGAGGGTTACTGATGTTGTTCCAGTTAACATGCCGCCAGCCCCGCCGCCGCCACCGCCACTTCCGCCACCGCCACCGCCGCCTGCAACAACCAAGTATTCAAGGGTGTTTTCTACGCCCCCAGTTTCAAGAACCGTAAAAGTGCCCGATCCGGTGAATGTGTGAACTTGATAGGTAACTCCGCCTGCCAAATACGTAGTAACAGTACCGCCAGTTGCGGTAATAAAACGCTTTTTCGAAGACGCAAAAAGCGCAACTACTCCCGTCATACGACGTTCCCCGTAATAACGCAAACCGTGCCACTGACAAACAACACCGAGCAGACACCACGAGTCAGCAAAGACACCGAAGCATCGTCTGCATCAACCCCGGCGATGTAGGCTGTGGTGATTGAGCAAGTGATGGTGATGCTGCCGGTCGTGTTATTAAATATCGAGACAATATCGCCTGTCGCAAATGTTGCGTCAGGGATAGTAATCGAGCCACCGGAGCCGACCTCAATGAGCTGACCAACATCAGTTACCAACAAGGTGTAAGAGCCTGTTTTGGCCAAACCAGAACGCGGGACACCAGCAAAGCCAATCGTGCCAGAGTTGTCTGGGATGTTCAGCGTCCGGTCGGTATCTGTATCCGGAGACGTGAGCGTCAGAGTACCTGTTCCGCTCGCGTTTCCTATGATTGCAACTTTGGTCATGTTCAGCCCTCGTACATGATGTTGATCGTGCCAGCGTCGAAGGTGTCTGTGCCGTTGACCGTGGTGATGCGGACTTGGGTCAGTGTGTCGGAGAGGGTTTTATTTCCACCCACTGACGGGAGGAAACCACTGTCCGTTTGGACGAACTGCCCGCTTGCAACCCATGTGTTTCCTGAAACATTTAACAATGCAACAGCGCCGCTTGTAATCCGTGCAGCGGCGGTGCTGTAGATTGAATACCCCGTAGTCACAACCACGCCAGTAACGTCTGTAACACTTGCATACCCGGTTGTTTCAACCCCGCCAGAATCACCAATTTGCACGAGTAGTCCGCTTGTCCCGTTTGTACTCACCAAGCTAAACATCACCGTGATTCGCTTGGCCCACGATGGGATGCCAGTGAAGTCAATTGAAGTGCCGCTGGTCGATGCGACAGCAGTACCAGACACCAAGCCGCCACGCACGGGAGAACCCTGTACAGTTCCTGAAACAGTGGCGTTGGGGGCCGTGATGCCCGAGGTTCCATCTAAAACGATTGCCATGTCTTACCCCTTAAACCACAACGTACCGACTGCCCGATGGCACGGTAATACTGACACCACTTGCGATTGTCACAGGACCGGCTGAGATGGCGTTGTGCCCCTCGTTGATCGTCGAGCTTTGAGTCACCGTGGCCGCGTTCTCGATGTAGCCCATGCCGCCTACCACAGCACGCTCTGCCGGGTAGGTCACGAACACGTCCTTGGAGCCCGCAGCAAAGTCCACCAGTGCTCCTGCGTTCGATGACTCAAGCACTGTGTCACGCGACAGGGTTGTGCCGCTGGATGTGTAAACACCGACGCCAACTTCCCACGCACCAAAGGCGGAATCAACAATTGCGTAGTAGGTGGTGTTCCCGTCGCCAATAACGGCGAACGACTGAAAGCCCACAGCAGCAGCGCCGAGTGTGAGCGTGCCCGTCCCGGTGGTGGTCGTTGTGACCTTGACTCGATCCTTGACAACAAAGGCCATGTGCGTTCCTTACGGCTGTGTTTTGATGACTTGCCAGTTTGGCTCTGCGGCCGTGCCGATGTTCTGCCAAACGACACCAGACGAACTTTGAATGGTTTGCCAAGCGCCATCGGCATCCGAGGAAATGGCCGTCCAGCTCGGCGTTGTCTCACTGCTGATATTTTGCCACGCTACCGTCTGGCTGTCATTGATGATGTTCCATAAGAATGCAGCTTGAACGCTGTCCTCGGCGATGCCCAGTTCAGTGATGATCACCTTGAAGAGCGTGCGCGCCGAAACGGTGTCTTGGCCCTGTGCAGCTTCTGCGACCAGAGCAGCAAAGTTAATACGTGCAGAAACCGTCTCGGAGCCGGTGCTTGCCTCAACCACGTTGGCCAACACAATGACGTTACCCACAACCTGATCAGCGCCCGTAGCACCCTCAAAGATCGTGACCATCTGCGCCTTGAGCGCACTGATGATGTCCTCGGCTACGGCCGATTCGGAGACCAGAGACACAAGGCTGACCAGCGCACTCGCAACCTCTTGGCCAGAGGCGGTCTCAAGGACTGTGACGCCGTACTCAGGGGTGCTGCTGACTTGGTCTTGGCCCGTTGCCCCATCTTGGATGGCAGCGCTAAACGCTACGTTGCCAATGAAAGCATCCAGCCCACTGGCCAACTCGAACACCGCCGAGCGCACCGATGTGTTGGTGCTGACTTGATCTTGGCCAACCGCCGCCTCTGTGACCAGAGAGATGACCACCACACGGGTGGAAACTTCGTCGGTGCCTGTTGCAGACTCAGCAGTCAAGGCCGCAAATGCAGCCAGCGAAGAAACTAAATCAGCCCCGCTCGCGCTCTCGTTTACGACAGCGACGAAGACGTTCCCGCTTAGGGCAGAGAACGGTGCAGTTGCAAACGGGGCTCCAGCAAACACATTACGCCGCGTCGAGACTGAATTGGTACGTGAGGTTGATCACGTCACCAGAGACCACAGAGCGATCGCCGGGGGATTGGAAGTCCGAAGCCGAGAACAGCGTGCCGGAAGTGCCACCCTTGGTGTTGTCCGTGGTGAGGAACGCGCCGCCAACGGTCGTGGTGCCGTTGATGCTGAACACAGCCACAGAAGACGAGTTGCTGATCACCGATGGATCAGCCGTGGTGGGGGTGCCGAATGTGGCTGCGGGGCGGGTGGCTTCCGAGTAGGCTGTGACTTCCGTCCAGCCGGCGTGGGAGGCCATGGTGTCGCCAGCAGCGGGGTTGTTCGAAGCAGCAGCGCCGTACAGGCCAAAGTACCAAGCAGCGGTATACGAGGAGCCCTTGAAGAACTTGTCGTTCATGAACTGCAGGCCGACGTTGACCACGAGGTTGTGCTTCTTCTCTTCCCACTTGAGGTTGCCCTCGCTGTCGAAACACTGCACGGTGAACACGCCACCAGCTTTGACTTTTTCAATGCTCATTTCAAGCTCCTATCAGGAAAATCGGATCAGCGCACTGGTCGCTGTGTTGGCTGGCATTTGCACCAGAAACGTGTTGGTTGCGGTCTTGTCGGAACCAAAGTCCAAAACCGCCACAGCCTTGTTCGACTTGGTGCTATTGTAGATGAGGGCACCCCGTGCGGTGAACGCAGCAGGGTTCCAAGAGGTGTTGGTGAACGTCACGAAACCGGCATCATTGACCGACACACCGGTCAGGGTGTTGCCACCAGCCACATAGCCAGTGCCAGAGGTTTCCCCGGTGGTTGTGTAAACGATGGTGTTTGCGTCAAGATCGGCCGTGGCCAAGTACAGGGCCAGTTTAAACGTGTCGGTGTTGAAGTCGTGAACCGCTTTAAGCAGGTCGGCCTTGAACGATGTGGTTACGGTTTGGGTGATCATGTGACTGCCTGTCTGTATTGGCCGCTACGGTAAGCGTCTTGACGCTCCAAGCCGTCGCCCAAGCGTTTGGCCAAAGCCAATGCTTCCTTGTACTTGGTGTCGAGCACAATACCTTCGGTCTGTGCATCAATTTTCATGAAGATCGCAGCCTCTACCAGTGAGCCGTACAGCAGCACGGTGTCAAAGTTGTCGCCCAGCCAAGTCGTGCCGGCATCGACGATCGAAGTCGGCATGAAGAAGTAGTGCAGCTCAACCGAGTACGCCGCATCGGGCGTAGGTCCCACCATGAAACTCAGCTCATTGGTGATGACGGGCGGGTTGTTGTTGGTCGTGGTCGGGCCAAACAGAGCGTAATACTGAGGAATGCCGGTGCTCGTGGGGTTGGGGTACGCCTGACGGATGAAGTTTACATCCTTGTTGAGCAGGTACTCGTAGCGCCCGGTGGCATCAATCACTGCCATCGAATACACCGACAAGAAGTCGGAGGGCGAGGACAGGTACTTGTTGTTGGCCGTCAGCGTGCCCGTCACGTTCTTGCGAATCGAGGGGAACTGGACCGTGTTGAAAATACGCTGCTCAGCCTGCTTGATGAACGTGTCGATCTGGTCTTCGGACGTGACAGTCTGGCCGTCCCACGTCAAAGTGTCGGGGAACGTGTTCTCCAAGTATGCTTGGATGTTGGCAGACAGCTGCGCGTAGTTCATTCAGTCCTCACGCCATCGGGCCACGGGCCATGACGCCCTTGGTAGCGCAGCCAGTGCCACGAATTTTAATCCCGGAGGTCTTGGTTGGCTTGTAGTCATTGCTGCGGTTGTTACCCACAGAGACGTTTGTTTCCGCCATGTACTTCTTGTTGTCCGTCGGGGCAAGAACCGCTTGAGTTGCGGCTGGTTTTGGCTGGTTGTATGTAGGCATATTAAGCTCCTTTACGGCCGGGGGATTTCTGGTTGGCCACCTTGGCCAAGCCGCGACCCATCTTCAGCATGTCGATGTTGGTCTTGCCACCAGCGCGAAGCTTGGTTGGCTTTTGATTTTTGTGCATGTTCTCTTCATGCTTGCGAACTGCGGTCTTTGCATCCATGACGGACTCCTTATGTTACGGTTACCTGTACTGTACCAACTTCCACGGTTAAAACCAAGTCATTCGGTGTCAGAGCATCATCAAAAAACCTAGAGCCACCCACGGGGTTCCAGCCCCATTGGATGTCTCGGCTACCACCGGTCGTGAAGCCCTGTGTATTTACACCAGCCTCAATGTAGGTTGTGTCCCGGCGTGGGTTTCTCACTGCCTGCGGGTCATCCACTGGGTACATGCCCAACTGAAGCTGCGGCTGGTCAGGATCAAAACAATCTGGGCACACCAAGGTATTGAACGTCTTGGTCTTGACGATCTCTTTGCGCAGGTTCGTCAGCTTGAACTGGAAGCCACAGCGGTCGCACATGGCGATGCTGTTCTTGGCTGAAGCAAACCGGTTTCCCATTACGTCCCGCTTCCGAGGTACTGACGGCGCGGCACAAAGCGTACAGCGGCCTTTTCACGGTCCTCTTCAGATGCCAATGCCCAAGCTTCGTCGTACTGCTGCTTGAGGATGGGCAAGCGCTCAGCGCCGCTGGGTATCTTCAGGGCCAAGTGGTAGGCCAAGCCGGCTACCATGCAGGGCAAGAAGCGGAATGGCATGTCCATCGTGTTCACGCCGTCTCCGGCATTCTGGATGCGACGAAGGCGGTAGTACACGAGCTGGTAGGTCTGACTGTCGTCTGGAACTGGCCAGACGGTGAACTGAGGAGTGTTTAAACGCTCAATGAAAATCTGGATGGGACGAGCTTGCTGGAGCTTGTTTGGGATCGTGGCGTAGGTTGAGACGCTGATGCGGGTGATGGTCAGGTCAGCCTGAGTTGAAACGTTGCCTGCGCCGGTACGGATTACATGCTCCAGCAGGTCCACGGTGTCGGTTGGCAGGACGTAGGTGGCCACCCCGGGGGTCAGAACCTGTGTTCCCTGCTCATAGGTGAACATGTTTAAACCACGGTTTGCCCAGTCGGCGAACATCAGATTCAGCGATCGACGAGCTGTGCGCAGGTCGTAGCCGGTGCGCAACTCACCGCCGGCGCGTTCAAACGCCTCCTCGACGACTTCTGCAAGATCGAGGTTGAAGTTTGCTACGCCGGATGTTGCCATTATCTAAACCCTGCTGTTTTCTTTGCGATGGTCTTGGGCTGTGCTACGAATTGTTTCCCGGCTTTTTTGCCAGCGCGTTTCGCACGCGTTGTAGCAGCGTACTCAGCAGGGCTGAGGCTTTTAATTGCAGCTTTAGGAAGGTATCGCTCACCTGTTTCAGAAGATTTTTTACCACTTTTTGTCCTCCATTCTTGGTCCGTCCAGTCTTTAAGAGATTTTTGCGGTGCTTTCATGTCAGTCCTTATACCCGCCACCGGATTTTTTGTACTGCTGAGCCATCATTTGCGCTTTTCTCGCGCTCCATTGGCCCGGGTTGCCACCTTTGCCGCCTGCTTTGATCCGCTCAAAGATCGACTTGCGTAGCCCCGGCTTCGTGTAGTTGCCAGCCTCGTTCACCTTGGACTTTGTTTTCCCGCCCTCTTTGTACTTGGTAGGCATTTTACTGGGGTTGATGTCCCCCATACCGCGACTGGTCATCATGCTCGTGTCTTCCCGCGCTGGGCGCAGCCATCGGCACGTTTAGAGGCCGAGGAGACGGAGCCACCACGCTTGAAGTCCATCCCGGACTCGTCTTCGTTGAACTTCTTTGTTCTCTTTGAAGCGAGCGGCTTTCCTGCCGAGGTAGATTTCTTGCTGGCAAATTTTGTTGGCGTCTGCTTTTCAGCCATCTTGCTCGACAGCTCTTTGGTCTTGGCAGTCCGGTCGCTTTGAATCAGCTCTTTGGTCTTCTCCTTGAGCGAGACTTTGGGGCTTGCTGGTGCTGGACTGACAGACCTTCCGGGGTTCTTGTCTTCCTTGATCAGCTGTTCGGTCTTCTGACGCAAAGGGCTTTTAGCGCCAGTGGTGGCGGTTTTTGTGGCGGTTTTTGTACCTGTGCCAGCCAACCGCTTGGCTCCGGCATGCAGGGCTTTTAAACCAAAACCACCAGCACCACCAAGTAAGGCCAACTCAGGCGTCACACTCTGGAGCGCTTGGTCTTTTTCCATTTTCTTGATCCTAGCCTCTTCTTGAGCGCGGTACCCGGGGCTATTGAAGTACCGATCTTTGCCAGCCTTGCGCTTGCGAGCCTCATCAGTCATAACGGCTGAGCGTGAGTTCTGACGCTTGCGGTCTTCGTCGTTCATTACGGCCGACTTCTGGCGTCTACGAGCTTCGCCAGCCATGACGGCCGACTCAACCGAAGTCTCTTCTTTCTTGGCCGCAGGCTTGGCCATGCGTGGCATGGCCATTGCATCGCCTTGACCGGGGCGGGTGGGCATGCGGTCCGGCATGCTTGCTATGGCATCCATACGACGATCGTACTCGCTCACATCGCCATCGCTGGCTTTGTTTGCCGCCACTTTTTCTTGAACTTCACCAGCCAGCTTTTCTTTAGCTGTTGCTATCTGATCATCAAGACGGGCTCGGCCAGCGCCGTACTTCTTGTAGGCCGCAGAATTTGGATCGTCGATGTTACCTTCGCGCAGGCGCTGAAAGAAGCTGGTTTTTTCTGTGCCGCTTTCACGAGCACGGTTTGAAATGTCCAGTCCGCGCTGCTTCATTTCAGCTTCGTTAACGTCACCGCCGTCTTGAAAACGCATCTGCTTCCTCGGTTTGTGCATTGCCATTCCGTACTCCTTAACGCATTTTGCAGTCAGTCTTGCCGCGCTGGGCGCAGCCATCGGCACGCTTAGAAACAGAGCCGCCTTGTTTAAACGTGGTACGAGATTTCTCGTAAGCCTCGTCAATTTTGGGCTGGTTCTTTTTGTCCTCGACCTCTTGCATCATTTGACGCTCTTGAGCGGTCAATTTCTGACCGCTTTTGGAGGTGGATTTCATCTCGTTGCGTGACTCGCGCTTCATTTCCGAGGCGTCTTCACGCCCCTTCTTTTCGCGCTTTTCACGCTTCTCTGAGTTTGCACGCTCTCGAGCCATGCCAGCCCCATAAACGATTGGCAAACCTGCTGCTAAAGCAGCCCCAGCCCCGACGAGTGGTGCAACCATGTTGATCCCCTTAGCAGGTCTTGCCGCCGCGAGCCATCGTTTTCATGACGGGCTTTTTGGCTTTGGTGAGACCTCGCTCAGCAACACCGTCAGGGCGAGAGTTGGTCTTGACCTTGCCCATCTTGGATTCTGCAACAGAACCGCCCATCTTCATCTTGCCCTTGCCATCAGCAGCAAACGATGGAACCTTCTTGCCGTCTTTCATGACCATTGGCATACCGCCAGAAGCGTAGCCAGTCATACCACCCATCTTCAGGCCCTTGTGGGCTTTGGATGCGGGTTTGCCTGCGTGTGCGGCCAAAGCTTTTTTCATGTCTTTCATCATTTACTCCTTTTGGCCTTGTCGGCCTTGACAAACTCTTTACCGACCTTGGTCGGCACCTTTACCTTCTTGGCGAACTTGGGGTTGTTCGCCACCGCTTGCATAAACTTTTTCTGCTCCGGGGATTTGCTTGGCATCACTTCCCCACGTACCAATTGGTGAGTTGAACCAGCCCTGCGCCCACGACGCTACTGGCCCCGCCGACCAACATCAAAACCTTCCATCCGCCACGAGCTTCGGAAAGTGTTTTTTGGATGTCTATCAGAGTTGCCTGCATCTCTTTCATGTTCACCAGCATCTTGTCCATGTCATCTTGCAGGTGCTTGATGTCGGACGCATGCGTAGCGAGTTCACGGGCTGTTTGGATAGCGTCTTCACTCATGTCAGCACTTCCACCTTGCGAGAGCAGCCGCCTTGCGGGTTGGCTTGCCCTTCTCGTCTTTCATCGGACCCGGCATCCCAGACATGCGTGCGCAGAACGAATCCTTGCGCTTGCCGCCTTGGGGCTGCGGGGCTTTGAGGTTGCTACCGGTGGCAGCGTTGTAACGAGCACGGCCTTTGGCAGTCAGCCCCGCCCCTTTGGAGACGGGCAGCTTCTCGCCACGACCGACTGCAAGGGATGGGGTTTTCTTAGCCATAGAAGATCGTGCAGTGAATGTCCGCCGCCAAAAACACGCGAATGCCTTGGTCCGCCAAAATGCCCTCTCCGGGAATCACCATCGTAAACGCCGTGGCGTTTGAGGCGTCCGCCTGAAGCAGCATCTTGTTGTACACAGTCACGTTACCGCTGGCTGCGCCCGTATCAGTCACAGTCACTGTGAAAGCGTTCGGGGTTGTCACAGTCACTTGGTAGGGGTTGTCGGTCAAATCCCAGTCCAAATAAACCCACTGACCCGTAGACAAACCGTGGCCTGTTGCGGTCACAGTTGCGGTGGTTGTGGCGCGTGTGTACGTGCCGGCGATTGAGGTGTTCTCAACAAAAGCTGAATAGCCCGTAGCACCGCTAAAAGGGAATATTACAGCCCCCTTTAAACGAGTTCGGTACGGAACCATCAAGCCAGAAACAGCTGCGTGTTGCGACTTGACATCAAATTGCATCGTCATTTTGTTGCTCCGGTTCTGGTGCGTCTAGCCTGTTAATGAGCATCTTGTACGCTTGGATTGTGGCTTGAGCCTGAGCTAAAAAGGTTTGGGCCTTCTGCGCTTCAGTCTCAAGATCACGAATCTCAGATTCCAAGAATTCCTTGGTGATCTGCATTATGCAAAGGTCGAGTACGCAGGAACGTAGTACACAGTGCCGCCAATCATCACTTTGATTGCTTTGGCTACAGTAGTCACGCTGGTTGCTGTAGGCGCAATCGTAGCAGCGGGGGCTGTTTCAATGTTCATCAACAAAGGAACTTCCCCTGTGTTTGCGCCGCTGTCAGTCACGCGAATAAACGAAGCTGTGCCGGGCAAAGTAGCGTTAACAGAATAATCTGTGTCCAACTGCAGAACAGCCAAAGTACCGCCGGGAGAAGCTACGGAGCCTCCTAAGGTTGCACGAATAGCGTTAGCCGCACCAGAGATTGTGCCGCCCGTGTTGATTGAAGTAGAGATGTGAGCACCGTTAATTGTGCCGCCTGTAGCGCCGTTAGCGCCCGTTACTCGGGTCAAAGCACGAATAGTCTCGCCAGAACCTGTAGAGGTAAAGGTCAGCCGGTTGTACGACAAACGTGTATCGCCAGTAGCGGCTGAGGTCGTAACGTAAAACTCGGATACGTTGCCCGCAGTTGTTTCTTCAATTGGGCTGGCGGATGTGCCACCGATAAAGCCATTGAGGGAAGAGACTGGGCCGGAGAATGTGGTCAATGCCATGATGTGGTCCTTACATGCAAGTTGGGCGTATCTGTCTGCATGTCGTCAGCCGGGACTGTCAGATACACCGGAAAGCCCGGAGTGTTTGAAATATACCATCGCGTTTAAACTGACGCAATAAAAAAGAGGGCCGAAGCCCCCTTTTTATTTTTATCAGGCCGAACCTGAAGAGCCGAAGATACCCAGCGGGTCCGAGAAGCCGAAGCTGTAACGCTCGCGGGCTTTGTAACGGACGTTACCAGTGTCGAAGTCGCCGTCCATCGAGGTCTGCAGGGCAGAGCGCTCGAAGTGCTTCAGGCCGTTTGGAACGTCTGTGGTCAAGAACCAAGCGTTGTTGTCGGTCAAGAAGTGGTTGACGGTATAACCGGCCGAGATGGTGCCCATCTGCTTCAACGCGTTGATGTCGTTGTCGGCGGTAGCCACGCGCAATTCGGTGTCAAGCAGACGCTTGGCAACGAACATGAGCGATGGAGGAATCACCAACTTAACAGGCTTGGCTGCGATCAGCAGGCCGCGCTCATCAACCCAAGCAGCGATTTGGATCGTTGCGTTTTCCAGTGCAGTCTCATTCAAGTCAGAAGGAGTAGCTGGGCTGTTGAAGTTAACACCACCACCAACCAGCGGGTGACCAACACGAGTGCCGGAGCTGTTGTTGCCGAACAAAGACACGCCGTCGCCACCGGGGGCAGCGCCAGAGAAGCCGGTGTTCAAAACAGAAGCTGCCTTGACCTGCTTGGTGAAGGCCATACCGCGAGCCAAAGCCTTGGTGTAGCGGGCAGACAGACTGTCGTACAGGTTGTCTTCCACAGCTTCTTCAGTGATGGAGAAGCCCAAAGCGATGGTTTCGTGGGTGTAGCGAGCAGTGAAGGCTTCCTGCGCGTTGTCGTAAGCGATGGCAGAGCCTTCGTTCTTGACAGGAGCAGCGCCAAAACCGGCCAGCTTGGTTTCTTCTTCGAACGAGCGCTCAGAGCTCTCGGTTTCGTAGATTTCCTTGTGCTCTTCGCCGTAGCGAGCGTACTCCAGACCGAACAAAGCGTTCAAGCCGGGGAGCAGTTCTTTGAGCAGTTGTGCGCGTGAAATAGCCATGATTTAGCTCCTTAGATGCCAACGGCGTTGGTGAAGGCGTGAGCGCCGGGATTGAACTTAACCAACACGTCAGGGAAGGCATCAGTCACTGGGGAAGCGAAACCGATGATCTTGAACGCGGCAGCGGCGGTCTGGGTGGTGGACTCCAATGCGCTGTTCGAGTTGCCAGTCTGGGTAGAACCAGTGCTGGAGCTCTGCACGGCGGCAAAGAAAGTGTTGGCACCGAGGTCCGACTGGTCGGCAACGCCGTCCAGCTGCGCTTGGAAAGTCACGTTGGGGTCGGTGATCACGTATGCAGTCACCACGCCGGTTGTGCCGGAGGGGTAGTACTGGCCGTAAATCTGCTGACCTTGTGCGTTGATGTACGAGCAGCCAACAAACACGCCCAAAGCGCCGAGATCAGCGCCGCCGAGGTTGTTGGTCGTCAAGTCTGCGCCAGTGGCGGTAGACAGGGCGACGTAACCAGCAGCGTTGATGATGACGACTTGGCCGTTAAAAATGTTGGATGCCAGACCTGCTGGGTTAATCAGGAACTGACTCGTAGCGCCGGCATAAGCCATGCCGTCGTTACGGTTTACGGCACGCAGGCCGTAGGGGGAAGCGGTTGTAGCCATTTAAGGACTCCTTGTTACTTTGAACCTGAACCAAATCCACCACGACTCGTCGTTGACTTGCGGTCAGCGAACAGAGGCATGCGTGGGTCATTGTTTCGCATGAAGCTGTTATCCACAGATTCCATCTGGGCCTTTGCTTGGTTGGAGTAATACTCATCACGGGCTTGGGCGCGTTCGCGTGGCATCTTGCAGAGCATGAGACCACCCAATTCGACGTTGCCTGTCTTCGCATTACCTTCCAGCATCAGCTCTGGATGGTCTACCGCCTTTACCGGCTCCCAACCTTCGCGCATCTTGGTAGACACGTTCGTGTTTTGGGCCTCACCAAGAACGTGGGTCGCAATCCAGCGATACACATATCCGGGTTCGGGTGTCGGGTCGGGCAATGCACTCGGGGGTGCGTACACATACCGAGTTGTCTTAGCGCGTGACTCAAGATCACGAGGTGTCCGGTTTTCAGCCATTTGATTTCTCCAATTTTGCTACTTCAGCAGCGTATTGCTGCGGGGTTAATCCATACTTCTTTGCCAACGCAACCTGCGTCGGAGTGAGTTGGACCTTTCTTGCGCCCGTTGAACGAGTCGCGGGGGCAACAACCGAGGTAGGTCGTTTGGAGCCATCGCCGGAGCGTGGCTTGTCTTCGGTCTCACCAAAAATATCGGGAAACGTGGACTTCATGCGAGCATCAATGCGCTCGTAGTAATCATCAGAGCGGGGGTCTACCCCCGAGTTGACTAGCTTCTGGTGCAGCCCTAGTGCAAAGCTGGTAACTTCCTCATACCCGTCAGCGCCGAACCACCGGTTTTTTGCCTGCCAGCGAACAGTTTTGTCATCGACTTCTTGACGAGGTACTTGCGTTTGTTGTGTTTGTACATCAACTTCGTCAGCCTGTAAAGGGGCCACGCGAAAGTTTTTTGCAGCTTCTGTTTTCATCTTCGCTTCAGTCATAGCCTCTTGTGCTGCAACCAAGGCATCAGAGTCGCCGGACTCGTAGGCTTCCTTGTACTTACGCTTGGCTGACTCCAAGTCGTTCTCGGCAACCTTCTTGATGGACTCTGCGTACTGTTCCGTGCCGGATTTGACGTACTCTTTGAGCTTTTTATTCTCATTGGACATGTGCTGGGCGAGGCGCTCGAGCTCTTGCTTCTCTCGAAGAAGGGCCTCTTTTGCCCTGCGCTCGTCATGACGGGCATGGGTCAGCTCTTTGATGCGCTTTTGCACGCCATCAGAGTAGCTGCTGATTTCTTCGTCGGTGGGGTCTGCCACCTCACGGTTTAATGGTTCTCGACCACGGTCTTTGACCGGGGTGTCGTCAACAATCTCCACCTCGACTTCGTTGTCGGGGCCTTCTTTGTTGTCAACGTTGTCGTTGTCCACTTCGTCTGGGAATTTATAGCCAGCCATTTTTGCTCCTTAGGCGCGGGTGTACCCACGGGGGTCTAAAACAACACATTCGATTTGGTCGTCGTTCAGAACCCTGAACTCTTTACCAAACACCTTGAAACGCGTACCTGTGTAGGTGCGCACGAGCACAAAGTCACCGGGTTTGCACCATGCACCCGAGGGGAACTTGGCGGTGTCTTTGTACGCATCTGGTCCGACTGCCATGACCCACAGCACGGTGGTGGCATGTTCTTCGGCTCGCATGGTTGCAGCATCTCGAACGAGGTCGAGGGATGTGCCAGCAATCTTTTCATCAACCTCTGGCACGATGCACAACAGCTTGTAGCCTGTTGGGACCGGCAGGGCCGACGCTTTCTCCTCTGCATCCGCGCTCTCGTCTGGGGCCTCGATCGGTTGGATGTGTTTTGGCAGGCTGATGCCCGGTGGCAGAATGATTTCACTCATCTGGTTGCTCTACTTTCTAAAAACACCGCAAGCTGTGCGGCGAACAGTCCACCTTTCGGCAGAAGATCAAAAATCTCTCATTCGTCGTCTTGTTCAGTCTTGCGCGCCAAGTCCAAGATGTGGCGCTCCGCGAGAGCCAAGCCTTGAATCAGCCCGCAGAGCTGCTTGTAGGAATGAAAATCCTGACAAACGCCCGTGGCCACGTCATCGGCGTAGTTGTTCATGTCCTCCCGGATTTTTTCCCTGAGAACCCGGACAAAAGAATCGATTTCTGCGCTCATTGGTTGCCTTTCTGTGAATTACGCATGGCCAAAAATTCAGCAATATCAGTCTTGTCAACCTTGTCGGCGGCTTCGATGGACAGCCTCTTCTCGGCCAGCTCGGTTTTGTCCGCCTTGTCGGCCGCATCGACTGCAAGCTTTTGTTGGTTGAGCTGCAGGCCGGCTTCTTTGATGGCAACCTCGCGCTCTTTGAGCTCCATCTCCTTCTGTTGCATCTGAACAACAGGGTCCTGAGCCTGCTGTTGGGCCTGCTCTTGAGCTGCCATGGTTTGGCTTTGCTGGAGAACTTGCTTTGCAGCCTGAGCCATCATCCCGGACAGGGCAAGCTCGATCTGTGGAGGCATTGGTTCGCCTTCTGGAGGCAAAGGCATGCCCAGCTGCTGCTCGATCTTCTGGCGGTAGGCAAAGCCAACGTGTTCTGAGATGTGGGCCATTGCTGCGGCTTGAATCATCTGTGCCCGTGGGTTTTGGCCAACCAGCTGCATGATGATCGGGTCGTTCATGGCCGACATGTGAACCTGAATATGGGCCTCATGGTCCTGATACTGGAACGCCTTTACGGGTTTACCCTTAAGCAGGTTCTGGTTCTCCGACACTGGGTCGGTTGGCTTCTGGTCCTCGTCCATTGGGACGAGTTTGTCGGCGTTCTTGATACCCAGCACGTCCAGCATTCCACGGTGGAGTTGTGGGAGGTCGTAGATGTCCGGTGCAGACTGAGCCAGCTGGATGACCGCTTGGTACTGAACCACGCGCTGGGACAGGGTTGCTGCGTTTGGATCGCTGACGGGCAGGATGTCCACGTTGCGGTAGTCGCTCTTCTTTGCGCGGGGGCCTTCTTCGCCGTCCGGCTCGTAGGTGTATTCGTCGTCCGTGTAGTCGCGGATGATCACAGCCAAGAGCTGGAGTTCTTGCTTCAGGGTGAAGTGGACACGGGCCTGAACGGCGGTCATGACCTTTAACTGACGCTCGAGCAGCGCGAGGGTCGAGCCCACGGGAGCATTCGCGCCCATGTCGCTGATCTTCATATCTGCGGTAGCGGCAAAGCGGCGGCCTTCTTCGACGATGCTGCCCAACAGGGTCATCAGAACCTGACTGGGTTCCTTGTACGGCAGGGGCAGGATGTTGTCGCGGATCGTGCCGGAGCCCACATCCACGTCACGGAACTCGCCGGGTGCGATTGGGGTGTCGTCGCCCTTGATGCGCAGACCACGGGACTTCAAACCGCCGGGGAGGTTGCTCAATGTACCTGCGTCGATCAGTTGACGCATCAGGCTGGTGGCCGAGTTGGCAAAGCCGCCGATCAGGTGGAACAGGCCAAAGCCGTAGGCACCGAAGCCGGGGATGTACTGGTAGTGGACGAAGTGCTGGCGTTTCAGGTGGAGGCTGTCGTCCTCGTTCCAGTTGCGGCGGATAGCCAAGACAGTGTTTGTCCCACGGATGTAGGTCACCACGTAGGGCAAGGCCACTCCGCTGAGCTCGCCATCTTCGTCCATATCGGCCAAAGGGTCGTCTTTGAAGACCAGCTTGACATGGCTCTCATGGAGGGTGAAGCGCTCGTCGTTCAGGTCGGCGAAGCCGGTCTCTTTGTCCTTGGCCTTGTTAATTTCATCGATGGCGCGGTCTGGGGTGCCCAACTCAACATCGAGGTAGAAGCCGGCCTTTTGCAGTTCAAGAATTTCGTTTTTGGTCTTGCGCATCACATGGGTGACGCGGTAGCAGCTCTGGATGTCTGAGGTGCCGTAGGGCAGAAGGATGTCTTCTGCGGGGATGAAGATGGAGGTCTGCCGGCCGATGCTGGGGTCGAAGTAGACCTTCTTGAATGCCGAGCCGGTGGCGGGGAGGCTCCAGAGCATGCGCTCATGTTCTGGTCGGAACTCTTGCATGACCTCGGTCAGCTGAAAGTTCATGTCCTCTTGGACGCGCTGAGCGGCCTCTTTCTTGGCCGGGGTCTCTTTGCCGATGATCTTGGTCCGCACAGGACCAGCCGCAGGGAAAGTCTCGGTGATGGTCTCTGACTGGAAGCGGACAACCGCCTCAGTGATCATGGGGTGGAACACACCGGAGGCACCATCCCAAGGCTCGGTGCGCTCTTCGATCTGCAGGCCCAAGAGCTTCAAGCCGGTGACGTAGGCTTTCTCCCACTCCTTGCGGGAGTTGCGATCGTTGTCGATGTCGCTGTCCAAGTCGGAGACCATGAGCTGGATGGAGCTCTCTGGGAGAAACTCGGCAAGGTTGGCGTCGAAGTCATCGATGCTGGGCTCACCCTTCTGGATGCTGATTTCCAAATCACCCATGTCGATGTTGACTGCCTCGGGGTCGATGATCTCGATCTCGATAGGCTCTTGATTTTCTGCGGCCAAGCCCATGGGTTGTTGGTACAGCGCTTTGTCAATGTTCGTTGCCATGTTTACACCTTAGTAATAGGCCGCTTTTCTGCGGCGGAGGGTTGGCTGATCTTCTTCGTCGCTATCGAGACTGATGAAGCCGCCGCGCCTAAATCTGAGCAATGCTTGGCTTGTTGAGTCAACAAGGTCGTCGTGATCGCCGTTGGGGAAGGCCGCGAGCTCCTCCATCAGCTCATCCGCCCACCTTGTGTCCGGGCACCAAACGATGCCGGATGCAAAGAGATCGGAGATTGCGTTTACACGCGCAATCTTATCGCTTCCCTTGCCCGGTGTGTACTCTGAAACAGGAACACCGATCTGCCGGAGTTCATAGATCAACGGAGCGCCAGAGGCGCGTTTTTCAATGATCAGGGTTTCGGGTTCCCAGTCCTGATACAGCTCGAGGGCCTTTTGCTTCAGCTCCGGGAACTCCATGCGGGCTTTAAACGAGTCAAGGCAGATGATGTTGGGCTTCATCTCGCCATTTTGGTTGGGGTGGTCGAAGACGCCCCATGTGGTGCAGGCCGAGTAGTCGGATCGGTTCGACTTCTCGAAGGCCGTGTCCCAGCTTTGGATGACGTAGTCGCACTGAGGGGCGATTTCCGACTCCCAAACCCGCCAGCTGTCGCGCTTGATGATCGCGTTTCCCTCGGAGGTGGGGTTCTGTTGGTACTGGGCCTCCCACTTGGAGACGGGAATCTCAGCCTTGATGGCCTCCAGCTCCTCTTTCTTCCAAAAACCGGGCCACAGCGGAGTACCCGACGGCAAAATGGCGGGGAACTCGATGACCTCCCAGTCGTTTACACCGTCTTTTTCCGAGTTTTTCAGGATTTGGCCGGTCAAGTCCCTCTTGGACCACCGGGTCATCACGATGATGATGGCCCCACCGGGCTGAAGACGCTGACGGGGGCCAGATGTGTACCACTCATAGACGTTATCGAAGACTGCGGGGTTTCCCTGCTTGGCTTCTTGTTCCGAATGGGGGTCGTCGATGATCAGCAGGTCAGCACCCTTACCGGTAACCGCACCGCCGACACCGATAGCGAAGTAATCACCCCCGGCTCCGGTGTTCCAACGGCCTGCTGCCTTGGAATCAGAGGACAGCTTGGTGTCAAAAACCCGGGAGAAGGCTTCAGAGGAAACCAAGTTCCTCACCTTTCGGCCAAAACCCACAGCCAGTTCTGCGGTGTGAGCAGTCTGGATGATCTTCTTCTCAGGGTACTTCCCCAGAAACCAAGCGGGTAGCAGGTAGGAGGCAAACTCGGACTTGGTGTGCCGAGGAGGCATGTTGATGATCAGCCTCTTCAACTCTCCCTTGGCCACGCGCTCAAAGGCGCTGGCCATGATCTGGTGGTGTTTACCGGAAATGAACCCCGGCCACATGTGGGAGGCGAAATAGATGAACGACTCTTTGCACTTCTCAATCCTGTCGTACTCAAGCAACATCATGATCTTCGCACGCTCAAGATCATCCACCAGCGGAATTAACTCCCGGTACTTCTCCACCTCTGCGCGAGACATCATAGAGAAGCTACCCCCTTCACACTGCGGTCGATCAGCTTGATCGAGTTGAACTTGTGGGGCTTGATCACCAGCAAGCCCTCATCCTGCAAGATGTGGATCACCCGGTGGATGTTGGATTTACTCTTCAAGCCCAACCCGCGTGCGATCACAGAATACGACGGAGGCACTCCGTGTAAACGTACATAGGCTTTTATGAAGTCCAACACCAACTGATGACCTGCGTTCATCTCATCCTCCGTTTAAACGAGTTTACACTCAATCAGAACGTTCGCAAAGGGTTCCGAAAAATATATGTACCCCCCGGGGGTCGGAATTTGGTGAGCAAGGGGGTGGTCTCTGGGGAAACATATTTGGTTGTGTGCATTCCAGTGCATACGCGTGCGGGGCCGTGCCCCCTCATAAAGGCGGGTGGGGTACGGGTGGGGTGATGCCAGTTCCCTGCACGAGAGGATGACCGTTGCCATGCGTTTACACGCCAGCCTTGCGCTTAGGCATAGGCTTCACGTTGTCCAACAGCTTGAGGTGGCCCGACAACTCTCTGCGCAACTGCTCTGCGCTGGGTTTCTCAGTCACTGCTTCGATGGTGTGGTTGAACATACCAGCGGCTCTGCCCATCAGTTCCAGTGCTTTCAACCGTGACCCTTCCTGCTTGGC